AGCCCAAGTGGGGGGACTCCATCAAAGTTGGACAACTCAAAGTAGGTGCTCCTGCGGTGCTGTTTGAGTGTGAGGCCGACTTCGATGAAGGCTACATCCGGGGCCGTGTGGACGGAGGCGAGTGGGTTCGCCACAACATCGTGGTCACCGACAAGACGGCTGTTACATGGGCATGGCTGGACGCCTACTACGGCGGTCCTGCGGTCTCGCCTGAGAACATGGCTTGGGACATCTCGGACTACAAGTTGGAGAATCTCGGCCCTGATCCACTCAGTTCCAACATTGACTGGGCAGCCGTCACTCAGATGGTTGCTGTCAGAGAAGCAGCCGAGAAGGAAACCGCTGAGTCTGAAAGCATCGGTGCCACCACACCTACTGTTGCGGACAGGTTGCGGGGATTGGCTGATGAGTTAGAGGGCACCTGATACACTGTACTTGTGATATAAACCGTGCCAGTGAAAGGGTACAACATGGACGTAGACAACATTCAACTCAATCCACAGACGGTGATCAACGAACTTCAGACCCGTTTAAACGCTTTGCAGGGCGAAAACGTCGTGTTAGCAGCAATGGTGACTGATCTTCGTGCCGCTCTGGCTGGGCCAGAGGAAGAGGAGACGGCCGAAGAGGATGCCGAAGCGTAAAAGTGGTCTAGGGCCTAACTGGAAGGGCTTTGACAGTTACCTGACTGAGGAGTTCAAGTCATCAGTTTCCACTTCTGGTCCGCTTGATCCGCAACACTTCGATGTTCGTGACGAGCCCACGACAGCCGACAGGCAACATGCCGGGTCTGCTTCCTACTCGTTCGCCATTGACCGTGAGAAGAATCGACAGGAACTGGGTGCAGACGAGGAACAGCCCGCTGGGTACATCCCTCCACAGCACAACGGGGTGGACTTCAACAGTACTCGTGTAGAATGGTACCGCTATGTTCCCAACGATCCTAATGACATGACCGACGCTGGGCTTGGTACTATTTTCATGCGCTTTATCAAGCGCGGGGACCAATACCGGTATGACAGCGTACCGATGGGCGTGTATGCCGCTATGTCAGGTGAAGGGGCGTCTAGGGGAAAGTTCGTCAACAGCACGCTGAATCATTACCCTTACTCTAAAGTAGGTAAGAACGACGCCGCTGGCTTGTTCTTTACAGGATGATGTACTGGTTCAGCATTATCACTATGTTCTGTGCGGGGGTTATTCTGCTGCTGGGGTGGTATGAACTTAAGAAGTAGGGTCATAGGGTACTCCCCTCTGGTTCTAGGGATCTTGTTACTCCCTGTACTACCCTTTATGCGAGGATGGTGGATACTTGGTGCTGGCGTGGCTGGTATCATCTGTTGGTGGCTAGTATTGCGAGACACACTGGATTTGGTGCAGGGGGTGGGGCCTGTGTACTGGTTGACACGCCAGACGACCGTAAAGAAGATCGGTCTACAGATGTCTTTTATGAGGGAAACAGATTACCCGTGGAGGACCGGTCGTGGGATTCAGGCCGTGATTCCTTATCGGACCATTCAGGTAGGAGTCTGCAAGCCTTCTGAGCATTACACAAAGGAAGAAGGGTTACTCCACTCACTGGTAGGTAGGAGTCTCCCTGAGAAACCAGAGGAGATTAGAGAGTGGCACTGAAGTTCTGGGGTGACAGTAAGACACACGCCGTTGCTACGCTTGATCGGCCTTCTCGTGTTACCAAGATGGCTACCTCTGATCTGAAGGAGTGGATGGACCTAGAGATCATGCACCTTGGTGAGGCGTTTGACAAGTGGCGTTACCACGGTTATGGCGCTGATGATGTCACCACACGAGTGACGATGCTTGCGGCAATGTGGGATGAACTGGCGGAGCGTGACGAGTGAGTGTCGAACTGGCCGACCCTGATGTGGGGTTTGATGATGTTCCCGAGTTGGACATTGACCTTGAACTGGATGAAGCATCCTCGGAGTTTGTCGATGAGTTGGTTAAGAAGTTAGTACTGTTTACAGAGGAGTTCTGTGGTGTAGAGTTCTTCCCCTACCAGATACCGATTGCCTACAGGTTCATTGAGTCTGTGGTTATTGGAGACGGTGAGGAACTGACTCTAATAGCCACTCGCCAGAGTGGTAAGTCAGAGGTATTGTCAAACGTCATTGCCTCCATGATGGTCATTCTTCCCAAACTGTCCAAGATTTACCCTGTGTGGTTGACTAAGTTCAGCAAGGGGTTCTGGTGCGGGGTGTTTGCTCCGACTGAGGATCAGGCTGACACGGTGTTTAGTCGTATTGTCTCCCGGTTGACCAGCGACCATGCCTTGGAGTTTCTGCTTGACCCGGAGATTGATGACAAGGCTTCGTCCGGGGGGGCACGAGGTAAGGGCAAGATTGTATCCCTGAAGAACTCTGGGTCACTCTGTCGTATGCAGACGTGTAACCCTAAGGCCAAGATTGAGTCCAAGACCTACCATTTCGCCGTTGTGGATGAGGCACAGGGAGCCGACGAGTTTGTGATCGCCAAGTCCATCAAGCCCATGTTGGCGTTCAATAATGGAACTATTGCTCTAACTGGTACTGCTACTCGTAATAAGTCGTACTTCTACAAGATGATTCAGTTTAATAAACGTCGTGACATTAACAAGAAGCGCGGGCAACGCACGGCCCACTTTGAGTATGACTGGAAAGTAGCGGCTAGGTACAACGACAACTACGGCAAGTTCATCAACAAGGAGAAGGTGCGTATTGGGGAGGACTCAGACGAGTTTCGTATGTCCTATCTCAACCACTGGATGCTTGAGAAGGGCATGTTCGTCACCGAGGAGCGACTGGACCGTCTGTATGACACCTCCATGCCGCTGGTGCCAGAGTGGTGGCGTACTCCTATCGTCGTTGGTGTCGACGTGGCGAGGTCCAATGACTCCACTGTTGCCACGGCTGTGTGGGTGGACTGGGATCACCCCGATGGATTGGGGTTCTTTGAGCATCGGGTCCTGAACTGGCTGGAGGTGCATGATACTGATTGGGAGTCACAGTACTTTAAGATCGTGGACTTCGTGCGTAACTATGACGTTCTACGTGTAGGGATTGACGCCCAAGGTGTGGGAGGAGCGGTAGCCGAGCGTTTAGCACTGTTGCTACCAGATATTGAAGTGTTGGGGCTTTCTTCAGACGCCAAGGCTCAGAATGAGCGATGGGTACATCTAACCGAGTTGATCCAGCGAGACCAACTGGTCATTCCGGGGCACTCAAAGGCGAGGAGAACCCGACGTTGGAAGAAGTTTAACCAGCAGATGGTGGACCTAGAACGGATCAACCGAGGTCCATATTTGCTTGCTGAGGCCCCTGAAGAGCGGGGTGCTTTCGATGACTACCCGGACAGCCTAGCCTTGGCCTGCTGTCTGACAGTACACGATGTTATGCCTACCGTGTCCGTTGCTGAAAATCCATTCTTCGTTTAGTGGTATTATATAGGACAGGTACCTAATCGTGATCCCCGGAGGATTTCATGGCTAATGTAGTAAACCCAACAGTTGCTCCCGCACCGCAGTTCCCAGAGCGTGGACCCGAGGTAGGCAACCACGGGTTTGAGCGTGTTCTCGGTCCCGACGTGCCGATGCAGCGTGGCCCGCTTCGGTTTGAAGAGGGTGTCGCCACCGACACTGACGTGCCCAACGACTTTGCCGTTGGCGCTCAGGTGGACGTTTCCTCGGCCCCCGGTCGTGCGAACCACAACAACCCGGCGATGTTCTACAAGCCCGCCGAGCAGACGATGGCAGAACGTGCCCACGTTGGCTCTGCCTCATGGATTGAGGCTCCGTCGGTCCTTGGAGAGTTCGTTCAGGGCGTCGTGGCCGGAGATGGAATGCCCAAGTTTGAGCGTTCCTTCAACTCTGGCGCACACATGAACCGACCGAGCGCAGTTCGCGTAGACGACTGATCCTCGTTCACAACTAGGACGGGGACAAGGCCGTGGCTAAGTATACGATTGCCAGCGGTCAACAGTTTGGTGCGGTAGTCAACCGCTTGGTCAACATGGGTATGCACCTGCCTGACTCTGTAGTAGAGCGAGGAATGGGCTGGTACCCAACAGTACGCGAGACGGTTGCAACACAGTCACAAGACGCTGGGCTAACCCGATCTCAGGGCTCTGGTATCGTCGCCGCTGTGTCTCCTAACGTGGAGTTTGCTTCTAGGAACATCAAGGCCCTTGAGCAGATCCAGAACGTCTCGCCCGAGGGCTGGGAGATGGTCCACCGCAGCGCCTCCGGCAGGTACCCAACAGGTCATCCAGACGCAGGTAAGCAGATGGAACGGCTACCAGAAGTTAGTGCCATGCTGAAAGAAGTAGTACCTTCGCTGGCCGGTGGGTACGACCAAGGGCTTGCCAAGGCCCACCGCATTCTGCAAGGACAGGAGTGGCGCAATGTCCTTGGGGGAGCACCAAAGACCTTCTCGTTCGCAGATAACCTTGAAGACCCTGCTTCCACGATGACTACGGTGGACGGGCGGTACCACGACATCATCGCCAACAAGCGGGTCGACTGGCATGTGACTCGTGGCTTGGATAAGGCTGATAGGGGTAGGGGACTAACCGGAGTGGGGCGGTCGTCCTATCGAAGGGGTGAGACTCGTTACAACTCTATGGAGCGGGCGACTGACGCTGCGACGGAACAACTGGTTGAACGTGATCCTCGCTATGCAGGTGCCACGTCCAAGGACGTTCAGGCGACGCTATGGGTCGGGGGTGAGGGGATTGAACGCTCACAACTTACTCAGAAGGGAACCCCACGGGACGTAGGGGAGCCCCGACGAGGGCAGCCCTATGTGACTCCTTCTGGTCATCCGTTGGAACGTGACTCACGCTTCTGGGATCAAGCATGACCGAAGCATGGGGACTCGTCACGGCGGTACTTGCCAAGAAGTGAGTTGCCCACCTGAAGGTGTTGTGTCGTGTAAGATAAGTGGTAGGAGAAGGAGTACTTGCTTTGATGGATGCACAACCCGTAACTCTTGTGGAAGCCCTAGAGACCTCTCTACGAAGTCCCCGACCCCGTAACTGCCTGTTTGCTCGTGTTCGTGACGGGTTGGAGGAGGAAGAGCAGGAAGCCCTGAGCAGGGCGCTGGACAAAGTTTCTTCCGACACGAACAACGGTCAGCGAAAGGTCTACTCGTCAGCGTGGTTGGCGGGTGTTCTGACCACTCAGGGGTACCCCATTTCTGCGGCTACAATTCAACGACATCTGCGACAAGTGTGTGGTTGCTGCACCGGAGGATCAGCGAATGAGTAGTGTGAGTGACCTATCGAAACGCTTGGAAAAGGGGCCACCAAAGCATGCGATTGGGAAGTTGGCTGACTTACTGGATCGCCATGACATAGATATAGAGGAAATAGGGGACATCAAAAAGGTGTCCCTTTATCAGTCTTTGACCAAAGACTCTGAGGGGGAGGCGCAGATACATGATCTTGTCGGTATTCAGATTTCTCCGGCGTGGGAAGAAGGTCCAAAATGGCCGGTCATCCAGCCCGGACCCGCAGTTAAACTTCCCAAGAGCACTACCACCAAGAAGAAAGCGGCGCTAAAATCCTGTGTGGTCCTACCCGACATGCAGATCGGGTACTTCCGTAATAAGGAAGACACCCTAGAGCCCACTCACGACGAGCAGGCCATCACCATCGCTTTGACTATCACTAAGGAGATCAATCCTGACATGGTGGTGCTGGTCGGGGACAACCTAGACCTCCCAGAGTTGGGCAAGTACCGGTTGTCTCCGGCGTTCCAGCAGACTACTCAGGCTGCTGTGGATCGGGCCACTGAAGTGTGTGCCGCCATAAGGGCTGCTGCCCCAGAGGCAGAAATCAAATGGTTGGCGGGGAACCATGAGGAGCGCTTGACCAACTTCATGTTGGATAATGCCACAGCAGCGTTTGGTATTCGGGTGGGAACCCGCCCAGACAGTTGGCCGGTGTTGAGTGTCCCTAGCCTGTGTCGTCTGGACGACTTTGGAGTTGAGTACCTCGCTGGTTACCCGGCGTCCTGTGTGTGGATCAATGAGCATATCAAGGTGATACACGGGGACCTTGTGAGGTCTTCTGGTAGCACCGCACACGCCTACTTAAAGCGTGAGAAGGTTTCCGTGGTCTACGGGCACATACATCGTAGGGAGTGGGCAGAGATGACGAGGGAGGACTACGACGGCCCCAGAACCGTTATTGCTGCCTCACCCGGCTGTTTAGCCCGCATTGACGGTGCGGTTCCGTCTACTAAGGGGGGCACCGACTTGGACGGACGACCACTGACACGATATGAGAACTGGCAACAGGGACTGTCGGTAGTACAGTATGAGGACGGGGACGGTAAGTTCAACTTAGAGATGATCACAATACGGGATGGCTGGGCGATGTACAGAGGGAAAGAATACTGTTAAAGGTGGTACACTAGGGTATGCTTGATACCACCACCAATGACCCGGTGGACATGAGTGGTCCAGCGGTCTATGAGCGCATCAACCCAGACGAGGTCGTTAGGGAGATGCACGAAGAGGGGGGACTTACAGTCAATCCCCGTACCGGAGAGCGCCCTGAGACTGGTGTCTTCGTTTCGCACGAGGGCTATCAACGTAAGCACGCACTTGAGTCCTTTGGTAAGGAGCAGGTGGCTGGTTACATCAACTCACCGAAGCACCTCGCTGCCCTAACCACTATTGATGCTCTAGTGGGTGGTTGGGATTCAAATGGAAAGGCGTACTTGGATGTGTCCCGAGGATTCCCTGAAACGCCACAGGGGTTTAGTGACTCACGCACCTTTGCGAAAGAGAACAACCAGATCGCTTCGTTCCAACGCTCAAACTTCACCACTGAGTACAACCCCAACCATCCGGCGAACATCGCTCCGGGGCATGTGCTTGCAGAAGGCGAGGCTGATCGGTGGGAGAGCAGCAGCGACCCCCTAGACACCGACCAGCCTATTGTGGAACGCGAGTCCGACAACCAGCGCGGCTGGATGTTCGGCGGCACCACGGACGGTGGGCTCTCTCACGAGGACGACTAGATCAACTTGTTGTTGGTCAGGTAGACCAGCACATCCACAGCCAGTTGTTCAGCGATCCCCTTGAGGGTCTTGTGGTGGTCAACGACCAACTTCTCCAGCGTCTCGGAGAGAAACCCCTCAAAGTAGTGTTCCAGCCATCCGTACTGAAACTGGGTGGACAGGTCAGCCGCGATCTTGGCGATAAGTGCCTGATCAGGGTATGTTTTTAGGGGGTCGGTCACGATCTCGCTTGACGTTCCGGGCATGGTTTTGCTCCTTGGTTCTTCTGGTTCATGTATAATAGTAGTCGCTGACCCTACGGGAAAGCAAGTCCTATTTCCGATCAAGGATTGTTGCATATGTTTACGAAGGACCTAGGAGAGAGGGTGGTAGCGACCTTTGTCCAAGCCTCCCTCGGTGCCATGACATCCAACTCCATATTTGATCTAGGTGTTGATCAGTGGAAGATGGTGGTCGGTGCCGGTGTTGCCGCCGCTATCTCAGTACTCAAGGGAGCGATGGCGACCAAGTTGGGTACGAAGGGCACCGCCTCTCTAACCGACTGAACTACCCGTACACCATAAATGGTGTATAGTATTGGGTAGTTGCTACGTAGTCTCTCGGGTGTGATTCATGGCTGTTGATTTCTGGTCTCCGTCCTATCGGGCGTCCGCTAGTGATCTCACCGTTGCAATCTCACCCCTTGGCCTAGTTGAACTGGCCGATGAAGAGTTTGAGGTCCACGGCCCACGACTGAACCGTTATTCGGCAGCGTGGGCGTGGTACCTCGGACATCACTGGGCGTACCGTAGAGAGTTCGGTGAGTCCCAGTTCTACCTGAACTATGTCCGCACGATGTCGGACTACATCACGAACTTCTGCTTTGGCAAGGGTCTACAGTTTAGGACTCCTGAGCAGAACAACGCTATTATCCCCCACCTCCTCAACAAGGTGTGGGAACAGCACAACAACAAGGAGCACACCCTGTGGGAGATGGGGCAGTTGGCCTCCGTCACCGGGGATTGCTTCGTCAAGGTTGCCTATGAGGAGCCCTACATGGACCCCGTTGGTATTCCTATTGCGGGTAAGATTCGCATTCTCCCCCTCAATCCAGCCCATTGCTTCCCTGAATACCATCCCCACGACAGGACCCGACTACTTCGCTTTAAGTTGAAGTACCGGTTCTGGGGGACGGCTTCAGAGGGTACTCGTCAGGTCTATACATTCACCGAGATCATCACCGACGAGACCGTGGAGCAGTACATCAACGACGAGTTGGTGGACACCTACCCCAATGCTATTGGGCATATTCCTGTCGTCCACATCCCTAATACCACCATTTCGTCCTCCCCGTGGGGGCAGAGTGACATCTGGGACATCATTCCTCTCAACCGAGAGTTGAACGAGAAGATGGCTGAGGTGTCAGACATCATCAACTACCACGCTGCCCCGGTGACCATCATCACCGGAGCCAAGGCGAGTCAGTTGGAGAGGGGTCCTAAGAAGGTTTGGGCTGGGTTGCCCAAGGATAGCAACGTCTTCAACCTTGAATCCCGAGGGGAGATGGCCGGTGCGCTTGAGTACATCCAGCACATTAAGCGCACAATGCACGAAATCACTGGTGTGCCTGAAACAGCACTTGGACAAACCCAGCCCATCTCCAATACCAGCGGGGTTGCGTTGGCTATTCAGTATCAGCCCATGATGAACCGCTATACTATGAAGAAGGTACACTTTACTAGGGGTTTAACGAAGGTCAATGAACTGGTTATCCGCACTGCTGCTGTCTTTGAGCCTCAGTTACTGCTGTTTGATGCGTCTGTCTCTGGAATGCCAGAGAAGGACAACGCTATTGAACTTGATCCTACAGACCCGCTCACCTATGCAACAACTGTCCACTGGCCCGATCCGCTGCCAGTTGACGTACTGATTTCCTTGAACGAAATCCAAGCCAAACTGGCCCTTGGCCTTGAGTCCAAGCGTGGGGCTCTCCAGATTCTCGGGGAAGAGTTCCCGAACGAGAAGATGGCTGAGGTGTTTGAGGAGCAGATGGAAGACGCTATGGACTCTGGCACGTTGGAGATGTTCAACGCCCAGATCATGCAGGCCGTTTATGCCGCCACTGGAATGCTGCCTCCTGAAGGGGCTGCACCTCCCGGCGGCGCGTCTACCGGGGAAGATGGCGGGATATTCCCCGGCGTCGGCATGCCCGGTGCGGACGCAGGGTTGTTAGACAACTTGATCCAGCGGGCATACGGGGCGAGGCTAGCCCAGCGCCGTATTCCCTCAGAAGAAGAAGCATAAGTAGCATTACTCTAGTTATTAATTGCCAAACCAGAAATGGAGAATAGTTATGGCCGAGACGCCTACAGACACCACTACGCCTGAACTCGTAGTGTTGCCACCCAGTCAGCAACCTGCTGACAATACTGAGGTTGCCGAAACTGCTTTTGCAGTGGGGACCGAAGAGTCAGCGACAAACCGCACATTCACTGAAGAGGATGTGGAGCGTATTCGTACTCAGGAGAAGGCCAAGTTGTACAAGCGGCTTGAAGACTCCGATGGACGAGTCAAGACACTTGAAGACCAACTGTCTATCCTTACTCACGAGAGTGACGAGAACAGGGCAGAGGCTGCACGGCTGGCTAAGGCCGAGTCTGACGCCCTCAAGAAGCGCGAAGAGGAAGAACTGAGCGCCAAGGAACTCATCACCAAGCGTGAGACTGAGTTCGATGAGAGACTCAAGTCCGTGGAAACGGAGTGGGAAGGACGCCTAGCCAAGATTGAAGAGGAGCGTGCCACTCAGGAGGCGATGCTTGAAAAGGAGCGTCGTTACCGTGAGTTGGAGGTTTACCTTCAGCGGCGTATGACCGAAGAAGAGGAATACATTATTCCTGAACTTCGTGATCTAGTCTCCGGTATTACCGAGGAAGAGATCGAAAACTCTATAGCGATACTAAGAGAGCGTAGTAATGCTATACTAGAGTCAATCCAGCAGTCCGCTCAACCGAGTGGTCTGCGGGGGTCGCCGGTAACGGCTCCCCCGGTTGGGCCAATGGAAACTCAGACGGAGCAGCAGACATTGTCAGCGGAGGACATCCGCGATATGCCGATGGAACAGTATATGCAAATGCGGGACAGGCTCCTAAAGGCGCGGCCTTCACAAGGTCGCTTTTAACAACATAAAAACATAGTCCCCTAACGGAGGAATACATAATGGCCCTGCCTGCTCCTTCGGGTGGTTCGATTACGACGGCTGCTGACCAGTCGTCGCTAACCGGCTACTCGTCAGATACAGCGCTGACCCCTGCGATTCAGACTATCTGGAGCAAGGAAATCTTGTTTCAGGCTATGCCTGTACTTCGCTTTGAGCAGTTTGCTGTCAAAAAGACGGAACTCGGTGTCATGCCGGGTCTCACCGTCAACTTCATGCGTTACACCAACCTCGGTGTCGATCAGGATGATGGTGCGACACTGACGGAAGGTACCCGTATGGAGCCTTCGGCCCTTTCGGCCAGCCAGATCCAGATCACGGTTTCAGAACGTGGACAGGCGATCTCGGTTACTGAGTTGCTGCTCAACGCTTCGTTCGATGATGTTATGGCGTCGTCGTCCCGTCTCCTTGGCCGTCACATGGCCCAGTCGATGGACATTGAAGCGCGTAACACCCTGTACAAGGCTGGTATCCCGTTCGGTGGCGGTTCGACGGTTGCTCCGTCGCTCACCTTCGGTCGGACCAAGGCTTCTGGTGCTCGCACCACGGTTTCGCCATACGATGGCGGCACCATTGGTACGGTAACTGCACCGGGCTACCTCTCACCCACAACCATCAAGGATGCGGTTGAGACACTGGCTGCGGAGAACATTCCGCGCCTTGGCGACACCTACGTCTGCTTCGTTCACCCGTCGCAGAGCCGCTCCTTGCGTGATTGGCCCGAGTTCATTGAGGTCACGAAGTACGCCGCACCCGGTAACTTCATGCTCGGTGAAATCGGTCGCCTGTACGACGTGGTCTTCATTGAGACCACTCAGGTCACACAGGGTTTGGGTGGAACAACCCTACCGCACTCAGCGTGGGACTCGGACTCCGGCACCTCTGGTGTCCAGCCTCTGGCTACAGCCTACAACGCCATTATGATTGGCGACAACGCTTTCGGTCAGGCTATTGCCCTGCCGGTTGAGTTGCGCGATGGTGGCGTGATCGACTTCGGTCGTGAGCATGGTCTCGCTTGGTACGCCATCTGGGGCTTTGGTGTCATCACCAGCGAATCACGAGTCGTCATCAACACCCTTGGTGGTGCAATCGCCTAGTTGCGATTTGATATAGTGTTGTGGGGGGTTGGGGTCTACGAGCCCCGCCCCCCCGCTACATACCCGTTGGAAAGGTTTAACACAAGATGGCTGATGAAATCGAAGTAGAAGAAGTAGAAGAATCAGAAACAGAAGAGGTAGTTGAAGTCGAAGAGGCTCCAAAGCCAGCAGCCAAGAAGGCCCCTGCTAAGAAGAAGGCCCCTGCTAAGAAGAAGGCCCCTGCTAAGAAAGCAGAGGTGGTTGAGGAAACCGTCACTGTTGAGCCGGAGACTCAGCGGGCTCGCGTCAAGGGAACTTGGCGCATGTACTTCGCTGGTCAGCCCTATGACTTTACCGACGGGGAGTCCTACGACCTCCCGCCAGACCTGTATAACTACCTGCGTGGGAGCGGAAACATCTACGACACTCTCGCATGAGGTAGATTATGGCCTTCACGGTCCCCAACCGCCCCGACGGGGTAGCACAAGATCAAGCAGAACCGGATAAGGGAGACTTTCAGACTCTGGGGTACCAGAAGTCAGGAGTCCTTACCGGAGGGGCCACTACAAGGACGGCTACCAACACCGTCACCGTTGAAGCCTTAACTGGCTACCTGAACGGTGAGTACTTCAGCATTGGCGAATCTGATCTGCCTTCCTTTACTGCTCCCCCCTCTGGGAACGCCAAGTTCGTCCTGATCCTTGTTCAGAAGTCAGGCAGTACCTTCAATGTGTACGGCGAGCAGGGAACCGCTGCCAATAAGGGACAGAGCGCTACCAACGCTATGTTCCCCAATGACGTTGACTATACATCGAAGATGCTGATAGCGGCGGTGTACTATGCCAGTGGTGACACTGACATCAGCGCTTCGTCCATCGTGGACAAGCGTGTATTCGTTCTTCCACAGGCCAACCCGACTGCGGTCGCGTCCTCACCGGGGGCCACTGAGGGCACTATCGGTGAGATCAGGATTGATTCCAGCATCACGCCAGCCGACGGCCAGTCCATTGTGTGGATCAAGACCGCTGCCGATGTATGGACCAACCTTGGTAAGTACTCGGCTACAGCCTCTGCTGCGGGACAGACAGGAGCGGCTGGTAACCAAGGGGAGCAGGGAGCCACAGGA